AAATATACCGTAGTCCCCCATCCGCAATGCTCCACGCCTGTCACAAGTATTCCTTCCCTGTGGTCTCTCCCGAAGGCGGTATAGTCCAGCAAGTCACCTTCCGATACATCTATCAGTCCGGGAATGTCAAGACCATAATCGCCTTTGTAAACTCCGTTTGATTTAAAGCTGCGGAGGGAACTGTTTCCGTATTTCAAGCATTTACCTGCATATACGGTTTCCTTTTCTCCGTCCGAAAACGAAGTCTCTCCTTCTACCTTATAGATTACACATAGGTGTGGAAATTCCGGATTTTCTACCTTCTTGGCCATAACCTCATTCCTCTTGCGTGCAACTTTATCGTGGAACCCGCCACGTTCTCCCCATATTTCTTATAGATTTCGTTTGCCATGATACGCAGGTTGCGTTTGTCGTAAGCACTGCTTTCTGTCGAACCCTCCTTGTGTTTCCAAGTCCCGTGAGCCTCTTCCACGCTTCCTTTTATGCTCGGCGTGCTGGCACACCACATATACAGGTCTGCCTTGCAAAGTTCCTTTTGCTTTCGTGTCAACTCCTTTGACGGGGTTCCCGGGGCGATTCCACGGTCTTCAAGGATAGTGGCGATGGCATTGTCCTCTATGTCAAACCCTACGCAACCGCGAAGGTATTCTTCCACGGTGCGTTGGGTTTCCGTATGGGACGTTTCTCTCGTCATGCCTTACCCTTTGATGGTGAGATAATACATCCAACGTACCTTGTTGGGCACTGCCAGTCCGGTCACTTCGCTCTTGATGACCTGCGTCATGGTCTCGTCCTCGAAAACCTGACGGATTAAAGTACGTCCTCCGTCATACAATGCCACACGGGCACCCGGTGTTTCCATGTAAATCGGCTTGCCGCATTGCACGTCTCCTATGGCACCGTCCGGCACGTAAACAAGCACGCCCTCGTTGAAGCTGTCCATGTACGTATATTCCATGGCCTGTTTCTCCTTGTTGAATTTCTCCACCGAGGAAATACTGTCCACCACTTCAATTCTCGCTCCGATACGTGATTCGATAAATGTCTTGATGGTGTCGTCATCTACCAAAGCACCGAATGCCGTGATATTGTCCGCGTCCGTGATGTCCGGCCGCACGTACATCACATACATCTTACGGAAATAGGGCAATGCGATAAGGTCCTCATACGTGGTAAGCGAGCACTCCCAATGACCTTCCGGAGCGAAGTCTTTTCTGCGGCTGTCCAAACGGATGTTGCGCATTTCCTTTATCGGGTCGACTTCTCCGCTCGTCACCTTTGAGTCTTGTGAAACTTCTCCGCTGCCGTTCTTCGTGTACCATTTCAATACCTTTTTGTTCTTTGCCGGAACACCGAAATCTATCTCCAACGGGATGCCGCCGGGGTTGTTCTTTGCGTCTATCACCAACTTGCCGAAGTTCGACACGATTTGGTGGCGTTGGTAACGGAAAGTGTTGTAGTTGCCGCCCAACAAATCGTCCAAACCGTTGAACAGCAAGTCCATGATGGTGTTTTCAATCTCCGGAGTGCTGCCTCCGATGCTGTCCATGAGCATCATCTTCTCGCGCAATATCTTGCGGCTCAGTACAACTTCATGCTTGAATGTCGGGATACCGCCCATTTTCAGGCTCAGCCCATCTGTCGATTTTGTGTTGCCGTCGCTGTCGATGTCCACGTAGGTACCCATGGTATACGGGCGGATGGTGGCTTCTATCTGCTCGTAAGTCGGGCGGATAGGCAGGTTGGGGTTCAATGGGAAGCCCATCTGCGCGAAAGTCGATTCCGCATTGTACTTGTCCGCGAACATGTCTTGGATAAAATAGGTCAGTGCACTCACGCCATTTTTGTCTACATACCCCATGGAGGCCAAGCCTTTGGCCACAATGTCATAAAATTCTTTTCCTCTTGTGTACATAATCTGCCTCCTTTTTTAATCTTCACGGACAAATTCAATCATTGGAAGCTGTTTCTCTACAGCTTTCGGAATACCGCCTCCGTTCACCCGGTCCGCATAAATACGTCCGGCTCTTACTACGGCGCAAGTGGCCAGTATGCAACCTTCCGGAATACATACGTCCTCGAATATCAGCCCGTTCACGTCATCCAATGAACCGTTGGCTGCCGCACCGGCCGTTACGACTTCTGCCGTGGCTTTCACGCCTGTGGAATTGACTTCCACGACTGGGGCAGCGCATGGTCCTGAAGCCGACTTGGTGAAAATCACGCTTGCACCGTCCTGTTTGGCTGTCCAACCGCTGAACGAACCGGCTGCGATTTTTGCGGCCACGGATTCGGGGGTGTTTTCTGCGGTTGTGACAGCAATGTTCACCACCGAGGCGTTGTTAAGCTTGATGCCGACGTTGCCATTTGTAGTACAACCGCTCGTTACGGTAACTTTGTCCACTTCCTTCACGCCTTCTACACCGTTGGCGGTGATAATCTCGACTTCTTGGCCGGACCCGTTGAATTTCACCATCGTACCGGCACCGATAACAGTGCCGGGGGCAAACTGCGAAGCGTCTATCTTGCCGCCTCCCTTGTATAGTTCGCGCACACGAGCCCATACAGGGAAATTCCCGCCAAACTGTGCCTGTCTTTGGCCGATGGTGTTGAATGTTCCTTCCTGAAACCTCATCTTCTTACCTTTTTTAGTTTGTTATCCTGTTTTAATGCTCTCTTTTCGGAAGACGGCCCATGCCTTCCATGCGGGCTTTGAAAGCTTCGCGTTTGGCTTTGGCTTCTTCCGTGTCCTGATGTACGCCAACTTGTCTCTGTGTTCCGCCGTAAGGTGTCGCCCCTTCACCGATGTACGATTTGAGTTTCCTTTCATAGACCTTTTTGGTCTCTTCCAATAACTTCCCGGCATCCGTGTCGTCGTTCAGTTCAACCATCATTACGGCATCTTTCCACAAAGCCTTGTTGCTTACCTTCAGACTTTCGGCCTTGTCCGACACTTCCTTGCGCATACGCTCCTTCTTTGCCTGGTTTTCCGATTCCTTGAGCCGTTCTTCCATGGCTTCAAGGCGTTTCAGTAAGGCATCTTCATGGCTTCCCGCATTTCCGGAATCATCATTAGAGCCACCTTTAGTGCCTCTGTCACCACTGTCCGTCCCGTCTGCCTTGTAGCTCTTTTTGAACTCATCTACGGCATGCGCTACGTCATGGCTGAAATTCCCGTCAAGGCTTTTCAGAAACCCCACATGTTTCTGCCAATACGCATCGTCTGGCTCAACGCCATCAGTCGGCAGGTTACCTTCCACGTAGCCTGAAATTGTACGCTGCGACAAACTGGTTTTTCCAAGCTTCGCAACCATCTCGGATAAGATTTGTTCTTTTTCCATTCTTTTCGTCTTTTAAGTATCAAACAAAAAAAAGAGCCGTACAGACGCTTTTTGCATCCATACGGCTCTTTGGCCTTTATCGGTTATTATATTTTTATTCTCCTGTTCCTGTTACCTCGATATCGACATACTTTTTGCACCTTCGGCACTTGACACGTAATATCAATACGCCTTTCAAGTAGGTCACATCTCCTAATTTCTGTCCGCAGAGCGGGCAGGTGGCCATTTGGTGCGCCATTTCATCCTGACGGATACTCACTCTGCTTCGTATCTTCAACATTCATCTTCCGAATATGCCACAAATATAAGAATGAAAATGGAATATACAAAATAAATCATCATATTTTTATATGAAAGAGTATAAAATAATATGATTTTTACTATATTTGCACAAGCCATAATAAGAAAAGAGCCGACAAGGCCTGCAAGGACATGCACATGTATGTTCTGCAGGCCTTTTTTTGATTATGTACGAAGAAGGATTTTATACGGTAGAAGGAGAAAAGATATTCGCTTACGAATATGTGGAAGGACTGCGGAAAAGGGACAAAGGGAAAAACAACCCTCTTTGCATCGTGGCGCAGCCCGGTGCGCAGGAGCAGAATCTTGCCAAAGACGTAGACATACTCATCACTGGCGGGAACCGGGGAGGGGCAAAGTCTTTCACCCTCCTTATGGAAGCCCTGAAAGACGTGTATAATCCCCGTTTCTGCGCACTTCTTCTAAGAAATGAGAAAGACGACCTTCGGGATTTGGTAAAAACTTCTTATATGCTTTATTCACAGCATGGTAATTATAACCGTTCCATCAATGACATGACATGGAACTTCAATAAGGGAGGGAATTTACAGTTTTCTTATTTTTCCGGAGGATTCGATGATTTCAAGGTACGGTTTCAGGGCCGCCAGTATAACTATATAGGCATTGACGAGATTACGCATGTAAGTTATGAAAAGTTTAAATACCTTATTACCAACAACCG